AAAATTCTTCCAAACTTTGGAATCAGTTGAGAAGGTCTGCCAGAGTTCAGGGCCTGGACCGCCAATAGTTCTGCTGCCTCATCGAGGTAGTCAGCAACCTTTTCTTTTTCTGCTGTTGTGACTGCTTCTGGAGTGCTCACCTCTTCTGGTGGCTTGGCTGGGTCTACGCCTCCACGCTGGGCGCCCCTTGCTCGGGTGCCGGCTTTTTGACCTCTTTTTTTCATTCTCCTTAAAGCCTGTTGCCTTCTTGCGCGAGCGATGAACTTCTTGGTTCGTTCACGACCCGCTTTTCGACGGGCTTCATCTTTATCCCGCTTAAACTCCTCAAAAGAACGCTCTTCATCCCCACGATTCTTTAAATCTGTCCACTCATCCCAGTCAGCCAGATCTAAAACTTCATCGTCCTCTAAGGGTTGTTCCAACAACAAGGATTCAGCAAGAACAAAATCGATCTCTTCGTATAGGTTATCCATTTACAATAAATCCCCTTCTCCCTATAAATAGTTTCCAAAAGCAAAAAGCCCGAAGGCTTAACGCCTACCGGACTTAGACTTCTTCATTGCTTCCTCTGTCTTCTCGTTTTCCTTTTTGATTTGGTCAGCGAGACGCTGGAGGAACCATCTGCGGATTGTTATTGGTAGATTGTAAGCCTCGGCGAAAGACCAGTTGCCGTGATACTTTAGGAGAAAGAACTCCTCATACACGGACTGGATGTAGTTATTGTCTAGACCAAAAGAAATCTACCGTTAAAGGTATGTCCACCTCCTTTTCAAAGCCGCAAGAAGGACAAGCAAAGTGTTGGGTCATGTCAAGCCCTGGAACGACCTTCAGGTAAGCCGCACGCAAATAACGGGAGTCATATGCGGGAAGAACCTCAATGGCCCTGTGAATGGTCTGTAGGTCTTCTACGCCGTTTATTGAAACGATGATCTTGCGAAGTTGATCGGTCAGGTTCGTTTCGTAAGCAACCTTCTTCTTTGACTGCATCTTGGAAACCAGTTCGTTCTCATCTCGGTTTGTCAAAAGACGAACCTCAACCTCAAACTTGGTCTTTGGAAGACGAATGGTAAAGGTTCCACGATCGGTTGGAACAATGTCATGCCCCTCGTGGTCATCACCGTGGTAAGCCTCAACAGCATCAAGATCAAATGTGTTCTCTGAAACCGTTGTGCAGTTGGGGCAAGTGACCTTTGTTGTGTAGTCTGGCCCAAAGCCGTTGATGCGGGAAGCAACAAGAATGGCGTTCTTGTCGCCCGTTAGAAGGGACTGGACATTGACGCGCTTGTTAAGGATGATGTTGCTTAGGAAGCGGTCAATGGCAATGCCCTTCTTAAGAAGTGAAGGCGAAGTTAGAATGTCTTCGTCCTTTGCTGTCATGTATTTGATTTCAATAGTCTCTTCCATGTGTAGAGGATGCCCTTCTGGGTAGAAGCGCCCCTTTGACGGAAGATCGACCAACTCGGTAGGAACTGAAAAATCAAATGTTGGTTTGTTCTCTGTCTCGTTCGTCTCGTGCGTTTGTGGTGGGGCTTCTGCTCCCGCTCCAAAACGCTTGCTGTTATCTCTCATTATTACCTCTTGTTAAATGTGTTATTCGCTTTATTCCAGCACACTCACTGCATTAATTTCTGGAATGTTTTGGGCGGCCTGTTCCTCCTCAACAGTGCCGGGCAACTCTTCACCGGTCACAGAATCTGAAGTTGTGTAATTCTGCTCTGCGCCGGATGTGTCGCTCTCAACAACATTCCCTGTAGCAGTATAACCCGGACAGTTTCCTTCTGCAAGCCAATCTTGAAAATTTGGTCTTAAATCTGGACTGACGCCATTATACATAGAGTCGTAGATAGATTCGCAATTGCTTTTTATTTTGCTTTCTGTCGGTTTGCTTTGCTCTGGGTTGACATTATTGCCATCTGCAAAGTAATCGTAATACTGCTCTCGACCAACCTTGGGGAACTCGACTTTAAAGTTGGAGTAATACCAAGTCATTGAGATCTCTACAAGACCATCAGAGGAATAGTCCAACTTTCCAAAGTCAACCGAACTTGGGTAAGCGTTGTAGAGAGTCCACTTTTCAAGTTCGTTGCCCTTGTGATCCAATTGAAAAATCTGGACTTCCCCGATCGTGTCCAAGAAACTACTAACAAGAGCATCTTGGCCGGGGCCATATTTATTGAAAATGATTCTTCTAGCCTGGTCTTCGTTCAGACCGCCTCGACGAAAAAGCCTTGCAATCTTTCTTGTTGTGTTTGGATAATATGGATCAACAAGAACCATGCTGATTTCTTTGTATTGTGGGTTAGAAACCTTTGGACTTGGATTTAGGGGAAAGAACTGTGTAGCATATTGACCCTTATTCGGGTCAACAATGGTCATTCCTGGCTTGTCAATAGACTTTGCATACCAGGCAACACCGTTTTCGCCATCCTGGTCATCAGCAAAAACATCGCCCTCTTTAGGGCGAATGTCTTCTAACGCAAAGCCAGGAATAACAACTTTGAACCGAAACTGAAGTTTCGGATCTCTTGGTCCTGAAAACGGGTCTGCTTCCTTAGTCGTCCAAAACTGAGGAAGCACCACATCTACAAAATCGTCAACTGGAGCCATTCAGCCTCCTTTAGTTGGAGCCTGGTGTAAATCTTGGTAGAGTTCTGACGGTGGACTGCGGGCTTGTGAAAGTGGCCCAGTCATAACGGACCTTAAGGGTAACTTCTGTAAGGTCATCAGAACTGTAGTCTAGGTCGCCGAAAGTAATCTCCTTGACCCAACCATTGTTTAGAGTCCACTCTTCAACAGCGTTTCCATCTTCGTCAATCTGCTCGACCAAGACTGTTCCGAGAGCACCAACAGAATCAGACTTGGAGACAGAGGAGAAATCTGTGTCTGCATTGATGCCGCCTGGAATACGGTAACCGGCAGCAATAAGAAGATCGGCTAGTGAACCACCAACATCTGGCTCGACTGGATCAACAAAAGTAATGTCAACCTCACTCCACTCTGTGCGTGCAGGCCAGTAGTAGGTGTGGTTTAGGTAGTTGTGTGAAGCCTCGGAAAAAGAGACAGATGGCTTGCTTGCCTTCTTTGCATACCAAAGGATGCCGTTTAGGGAAGAAGAACTGCCTCCCTGAAACTGAATTCTAAATCTAAAGCCTCTCTTTGGATCCCTAGCCGCCGCATTGGTCCAGAAGTTCTGTGTGTTGTCTGCCATTACAAAAATTCTCCTCTTTGTAGTAAATAGTGATTACTTTGTTTTAGTCCTCGAAAGAAGCACCAGAGCGAGTAATGATGAAGTCAATGGCAATGAACTCGATGGCGCGCGTTGGCTTAATGAAGATCTTGGCGTAAAGAATGTTTCTATCCACAAGATCTGGAGTTGTTGTTGTCTCGTCAAGGACAACACGGTAGTCGTCAATGCCGAAGTTAACCTTCACACTGTCTAGGAACTTCGTGGCACGGCTCTTGAAGTCGTTCCATGTAGCCTGGACATTCGGCTGGAAGAGTGTTCCGGCAGAGATTCTTGAGATGCCACGCTTGACGAAGATCATTAGACGACGAACATTGATTCGGTCGAGAGCAGAAGGCGTAGCCTGAAGCGTCTTCTGTCCGAAGACCACGATGCCTTCCGCTGGGAAAGAAGCGATCGGGTTGATGTTTACATCGTAGAGATCGTCACGGTTGCGTGAGGTTAACTTGGTCTCAACACCGACAACCGGAAGGCCGCCAGCACCGTTGGAGAGCCCACCTCGGTTGAACCCGGCAGGAGCGAACCAAACATCAGCAGAGCGCTCTGTGCTCGCAAGAACACCAAGAGCAACAACAGATGGTGGAACATCAAGGAGGACACCGTTGATAGTGTCTCTGACCTTAACCCATGGGTAGTAAGCAGCACCGTAAGAGTTGTTTAAGTTTCTTGCCTTGATGTTGGTAAGAACAGTGTTTAGGTTACCCTTACGTTGGGAGCGTGAGTTTGCACTTTCATGCCTTGGCGTAAAGCCACCCTCGACATCAATGACAGCGAGAGTGTCGCCGCGTGCCGCGGCAGTCTGGATGATGTGGTCTGTGACCCGATCATCAGTGATGCCTGGAATACTTAGGAGGTTCATCTCGGCAACTTCTGGATCGGCAACGGTGTCGACTGCACGACGAAGTGTGTAGTAAACATAGCTGTTCTGCTCTGTCGGGTTGGTGGCGTCAATAAGAGAGTTACGGAATGGGTCACGCTCTGTAATGTCTAAGCCGTCGAAGCCGCCGAACATTGGCGAAGTGAAGCGGTTGATTCTTGAGTCGAGGACGTTCTTGAAGCGGGCTGTTCCAAGTGAACTTGAAGCAGTCCAAGAGGTGCCTGCGGCCATGGAACCTGAAGACCAGACCGCCTGTGTAATATTGTTCGACGGGGCATCCGACGTGAAGTTAGAGCCCGTTGTAACAATGATCTCATCGAGTGAGAAGATCCACTGATGGTCGAGGCCGGCGAGGTTCGCCTTGCCGAAATCATCAACCCACTGGGCATCTGAAATAACTTCCGAACCAAAGGCGCGGAGGTAGTCAGCGTAACCAGGGTCTGTCACGTTTGAAGAAACGTTCTTGCCCGTCTGTAGGCCGAAGTAAGCGTTTGATGTAGGATCTGCGCCGTCGCTAGAATCCGCTGCCTCGGTCGAAGCCGTAACACGAATTCCAACCGCCGGGAAGACAATGCTTGCCGTTCCGAAGGCTTCGTTGTCAGCGTTGACAAAAGCACCAGTGTCGACGAAGTGCTCCGTTGGGACATTACCGGAGCCCTGGATGTAAGCAGTCGCGGGGCTGATTGCCGTGCTCGCAGAAGTGAATGTGGCCGCCGGGAAGCGGGGTGGACCATAAACACCGAACGGTAGGAGAGCAGTATTTGGAGCGCTCGTGTCGTAATCAGAGTGCATGTGAACGCGAATGTAGCGTGAAGCATTCGGGAAGTCGCCAAAGTCGCGGTAACGCTTTTCGGTTGAATCCCACTCCATCTGCATGTCACCAATCTTAGCGGCAACGAAGTTAGGAGAATTCTTATCTAGATTACAGTTCGAGAAGCGCTCTAGAACAACCGGACGAAGGTCACTGTCGTCTGCTCTACGAACAACAACATCGAAAGTTCCAAACTTGACATTCTCGTTTGCAGAAGCACGGATGTTATCAATGGAGATCTTTACATTGTCCTGTAGCCAGGAGCCGTAGCCGTTGATTCCAACAAACTTGAATAGTTTCTGCATTCCACCATAAGAGTAACTGCTGGTGTCAGCAGAGAGGTTCTGGCCGAAGAACCAACCAGAGTGAGCGTCACGGTAAGCCATGCGCTTGTCGTGATTGCCTTCGTCAGCGTTTCCGGAAACAACCGGGAGGATCGCTCCGTAGTAGTCATTTGAACTTGGAACAAGGCTCTCTACTGTAAGGTGACGCTCGAAAGTCTCGCCTAGCCAGTAAGGCTTGTCGTTATCGGAACCCTCGATTAGAGTGGTTACCAACTGTGGGTTTGTGCTGAAGACCTTGCGAATAAAGTTCTCGCTGCTCTCGTTTAGGGAGAAAGTAACATTTTCGATTTCTGTGCTTGGAGTCTGAATAATTCGAACCTTGAACTGACCAGAAGCATCAGACTTGACTAGTGTAGCAACACCTTCAATCTGGTTGCCAGCAGGAGACGTGCCGGAAAGAACTGGGACAGAGCCGCTATCCATGTACCAGACAGCCGCGAGTGTTCCGTCATAAGTTGAACCATCGGCGCCCGACGGGAAGATGAAGAGACCAAAGGGACCACCATTAGAGGCGAGTGCAGCGTCAGGAGTGTTCTGTGTCTCCCAACCAGCCTTACCAGCAGCGTTAGCATCTGGATGCTCGGTTCCAACTAGACGAATGAATGTGACGGGACCAACACCAGAGCGGAGGTAAGCCTGTGCTGCGTATGCACCGTAGGTAGGAGAAGAATAGTTGCCTTCGCGCCAGACATCACTTACACCGCCAAGACCGGCAATCGGGTTTCCGAAGATCTCAACGAACTCTGAAAAAGAGCGGACCTTGGTTGGAATCATGCCCGGCCCCTTCTCGGTGCGGCCGACGATAACGGGGCCGACGTTCTCGGGTAGGGTTGGGATTTGGGACTGATCGATTTCGTTTAGGAAAATACCTGGGGAAACGAATCTAAACTTGTCAACTGGCATCTATTAGTCTCCTTGTGCAGCATTCATACTACAATGCGTTTCTCATAATAAATAGTCTATTATAG